CTGAGCAACAAACATTAACTCTAAAAACAGACAAACCACAACACGACGCCAAAAAGAAAGAATTTAAAAAAACCGAAGCTCAAAAAGAAACCAAAGCTACTAGAAAAAAAGCAATGGCAGATGCAGCTGATAAAAAGAAAAAACAAATTGAGGCCTCTGGTAGTTGGGGACAGTTTTATTTGAATATGAGAACTTTTCTGACAAAAGACAATCCAAGTCAATTATTTGGAATTGAAGGAGATGGATTAAATAAAGCAACAAAAGCTTTTAAAAGTTATCAAAATTTTATAAAAAGGAAAAGAGCAATAACATACGATAGACGGAGTGGTAAAGTGGCTCTTGATTTTAAAATAGGGGTTAAATCATTAAAAAAACAAGCTAAAGAAATAGCGGAGGGGTCGGCCGACAAAGAAAATACAAAAAGAGATTCCGGAGCAGAACATGTATTAAATTATTTAGAAACTGCAGAATGGGTTGAAACTTTTTTAACAGAATATGAAAGTGTTATTGTGTCAGGTTGGTGTGCTTTTCCTGGATTTTTACATGTTGAACAGGCGGGTTTTAAATCTACAAATTTTGTAGAAACAAAAACAACCAACGTATTTGGAGAAAAAAATATATTCGGAGGTCAAAAAAAACGAAGGATATTCAAATTTAAGAAAAAATCAATTGCAAGTTTAATAAATTATGGATTAAATGAAGCAAACCAAGCTTTAGCTAGTTTAATGATTGATTCCATTAAATATGACCCAAAGGGGGATTTGATGCAAAAAGTTGCACTTATCATAATGGGTTGGTGGGCATTTAGACAACTCAATAGAGATGATACACCAATTTTTGCAACTCCCCCTGCTTTGAGAACTCCTGGAGATAGAACCATTATGGGTTTTGCTATTTTTCCTGGAGTTTTTATACCCGTTCCTTTGTTACCAAGCGGAACAGTTGACCAATGGTTACTTAGTTTTATAGTAAATGCAAATCTACATCTATTAACAATTGTTGGAGCAACGATAACATTTCATAAAACATCATTGACCGGTATACCTATCCCAGCTATGGTCACACCTTGGTTTGGTTATATAACAAAACCATTTGCAGTACCTGTAATAAATCCATTTAGTAAACCACTTAAAGAAATGTTACAAAACCCTAAAGAATTGCTTGCAGAAGTGAAAGAGAATTTAATTGAATTTGGTGCAGAAAAATTAATAGAAGGAACGGTTGAATCAATTGCAGAGAGAGGGGTCGCGGGAACAATCGATGCAGCAGGACAGGCAATATCGGCTGGGGCAACCGCAACTAAACAAGTAGCTACCGATGCTATAAATAGAGTCGGTGGGTAATTTTTTAACTTTAGATATTTATTACTAAACATATACAAAACAATTCCTATGAAATCAGAAATTTTACTAACTTTAATTAAAGAAGTTGTTAAAAACGAAGTTAAGTTACAAGTAAAAGAAGAACTTGTTAAACTTATCAAATCTGGTGCAGTTACATTAAACTCACAAAAGAAATCATCTACTCCATCATTGAGAGAGATGACAGAAGTTACTCCTACACCGGTTAAAAGACAACAGCCCGTTCAACAAACTCAAAAACCTTCAAGGGAATTTTCAAAAGACCCAATGATAAATGAAATTTTGAATATGACTCAACCATTCACATCTGCACAAAGAGTGGAAGGTGGACAAGGTGGTGGAAGTGTATTAGATATGATACAACCACAAAAAACAATGGAAGATGATTGGGAAACAATGGATTATAGAGAAGGTATTCAAATTCCTCAAAATATTCCACAACAATTTGAATCAACAGGTGATGGATTACAAGATGCTACAATAAAAGCATTGACAAGAGATTATAGTGAATTAGTAAAAAGATTTAAATAATAAATGGCAATTGATTTAGGTAAAATACCCGTTAAAGACTTAGTTCAAAATGAAAGTAAAGCGCTAAGTATTGGATTTTCTAATTCCAATGCAGATGGTGTATTTCAAAAAAATTATACAACCAAAAAACAACTTGCAGAAAATATTAAAAATCTTATTTTAACAAAAAAAGGTGAAAGAATTATGAATCCTCTTTTTGGTTGCGATGTTCATAGGGTTTTATTTGAACCATTCATTCCTGGCCAAATAGAAACTAAAATTCAAAACTCAATTGAACAAGCGGTTAATTATTGGATACCTGAAGTTAATATTGAAGAAATTGTTTTTGATTTTGATGATAAGGATATTGATAATCATTTAATTAATTTAAATGTAGTATTTTCATTGGTAATTAATCCTGATATAACGGACAGCATTCAGGTAACAATAAAAGAATAATAAAAAAATGGCAATTAAACCTTTAAATAAATCTTGGGGAACCGGTAAAGATATAAACTATATTGGTAAAGATTTTTCGGCATTTAAACAAAATTTGGTAAATTTTACTCAAACATATTTTCCAGATAGTTATGCTGATTTTTCCGAGGCCTCACCTGGTACCATCTTTATTGATATGGCATCTTATGTTGGTGATGTTCTTTCGTTTTATCAAGACACTCAATTAAAAGAATCAATGTTGGCAAATGCTACTGAACGTAAAAACGTTATAGCACTTGCACAAACAATGGGGTATAAACCAAAATTAACATCACCGGCAACTACAACTATTAAAGTTTATCAAATCGTCCCGTCAATGGGTGCGGCCGGTAATTACGGGCCGGATTCTAAATTTTATTTAAAAGTAAAGGAAGGAATGGAAATAAAATCCAATAACAATTCCAATATTATATTTAGAACAACCGATTCAGTAGATTTTGAAAATGAAATAGATAGAGAAATTAATGTATACGAAAGAGATGCAACAGGAGTTCCCACACAATATCTAATTAGTAAATTAGTAAAAGCTATATCTGCAAATGAGGTCTCTACTACATTTATGATGGGTGGTGACGTAGATTATCCAACCATAACATTAACGGATACTAATATTATTCATATAGTTTCCGTAACTGATGGTAGTAATAACAAATATTATGAAGTTCCATATTTGGCACAAGAAAGTATATTTGTTGAACAACCTAATATGGAATATAATGGTGCACTATATACATCATCTTCAATAGTTCCTTATATTTTAGAAGTTCAAAAAGTTCCTAGAAGATATTCGGTAAAATTGAATGCAAATAATACAACGGATTTACAATTTGGTAGTGGTGATATCACAATGAATGATGAAATTATATTACCAAATACAAAAAATGTAGGATTAGGTTTGGCCAATTCAATCAATAGATTAAATCAAGGAATAGACCCTTCTAATTTTTTAAAAACAAATACATTTGGGATTGCGCCTACAAATACAACATTAACTGTGAAGTATTTGGTCGGTGGTGGAATTAATTCGAATATAAATACAGGAGATTTAACCAACATTACTAGATTAGAATACGAAGAAGATTTATTATCTTTGAATGACGATAATTTGAGAATATACAACCAAATTAAAACAACATTAGCAGTTGAAAACATTGAACCTGCGGTGGGTGGAAGAGGTGCAGAGAGTATTGAAGAAATTAGACAAAACGCATTAGCAACATTTGGTTCTCAAAATAGAGCAGTAACCAGACAAGATTATGTTGTAAGAGCATTATCAATGCCAGCAAGATATGGTAGTGTTGCAAAAGTATATGTAAGTCCTGATGGTGAAATAGATAATAATTCACCAGCTTCGATATTAGCAAGTCCCAACAATATAGCCGAATTTACAAATTTAGTAGATTCTATGAAAGGTATGGCTAAATCAGAAATTCAAAAAGAATTAGTTAAATACTTAACACAAAAAAAGAGTGCAATTGCAGAGGTTAATAACCCATTTGCAATTAATATGTATGTTTTAGGATATAATAGTGATAAAAAATTAACACAATTAAATCAAGCAATCAAACAAAACCTTAAAACCTATTTAGGTGAATATAGAATGATTACCGATGCAGTTAATATGATTGATGGGTTTATAGTTAACATCGGTTGTGATTTTGAAATAATTGTTTATTCAAATTATAATAAAAGAGAAGTTCTTACATCTTGTTTAGCAGAAGTTCAATCTTATTTCGATATAGATAATTGGACATTTAATAAGCCAATAAACATTTCCGAAATAGAATTATTACTTGCAAATATAGAAGGAGTTATGAGTGTTCCATC